TTGATGTAAGACCAAGCTCTGCACATACCAAACTATTTGTTGCTACATGGATTTGCTCGTCTCTAGATATATCTGCACTGACAGTTCTTAATCCAGCATCACCATTAAATCTAAAGAAAGGAAGTATTACAAAAAAGATTGCTCTTTCTATTACTAATGCTTTCAATATTGTGTGATCTGGATGTTCTATCCATGCATCTCGTAGGCGTAATGCCTCTGCTTCAGCTTTATCATCTACGCCTATAGCGTTAGCGATATATCCTAGTGCTAAGTCATGGTTGTCTTCATCTTTTATGTTTGATTCCAAAAGTTCTCTACTTTTCTGAGGAATCTCAGAGAGTGAATCAGATACAAACGAGCCAACCGGACATTCCATGTTGCGTACAGCGAGAGCACGGTACACGGTTTCTTCTGCACCATATTTAAGGGTTCCTTTAGTGGTTTGGACTGGTGTCCATTTTCGTTTTCTTTTTAATAACTTTTCGTAGGGGTTCATTGTTGACAGTCGCAATTAATTTCATCAGGTTTATTGCTCATTAACTCTGCCAAGTAATCGTCAACTTCTGACTGATCTAATGCAGCGTATGCATCAGACTTATCTTGAGTGTCGCCCATTACTTGTAAAGAATAATAGAGCGAAGTCTGTGGACTCTTAAGCCACTCTTCGATAAATGCTTCATCGTAAGTCACCATATCACTCCAGGAATTGAAGCTATAGCCATGAAGCAAACCAGTTCTATTAAGCATGATCATTATTTGATCAGCTACTTTCTTATAATTCTCCCATCCAACTTCAGATGCGATTTCAACGTTGCCATATTGTACTTGTTCTACCCCAAATGTACCTGAATCCCTGTCAACTGTTCGTGCTATAGGAGGTGCAATCTCAGGAGTTGCTGTAAAGCCTTTGAGATCTCTACTTCTATAAGAACAACTTGCAGTAGGAGCTATGGCAAATGCTCTCTGCATATTATGTTCTCTTGCTATGTTAGCTGCTTCTTGTATGCCGAGTAGAAGTTCACGAGCAGCTAACCCTGCGTATCCTTCGTAAGGTTGAGCATTATTAGTTGCTTCAAGAGCCTTACCAAACTCGGCATATGTAATATTGTTATTTGCTAAGAAGTTGGCTAGACCTAAGAGTCCGAATCCAACTTGCCTGTCGATATCTGGTGCAAGATATTCTCCAGATTTGTCAATCCCTGTCCTACTATGGAGCTGGCACAAATCGGACATACCTTCACGCATACCTTCTCGTATGTCGCCGATACGACAGGCTGACATATTAAGGTGTTGTAAGAGGCACGTTCCCCGTGAGGGCAAGTAAACTTCAAGACAGACGTTTGAGTAGATTCTGTTTCCATTTTTATCCTCTTTTATTTTGTTGAGCCAGATGTCTCCTCGAGCAATTCCTCGTATAATTGCTTCCTTGACTCCAGCTTCTGTATTAGCCCAGAGTTCTGTGGTGAGGTCAACACATCGCTTAACCCATGGGAGTTCGTGTCTTTCGACTTGCACGAAGTCAATAATATTGGGGTGGTTAATATCAAGGTGCAAAACACAGGCACCGTTGCGGTACGTACCGCCTCTTCTAAGTATTTCATTTAATGTTGAGTAGATTTTTGCGAATGAGACTGGTCCACTTGCAACAAGTGTGTCAGTTCCTTTATTAGTTTTTGTTCCTGCTGGTCGTAGTTTTGACAGGTGGACTGCAACCCCTGCTCCATATCTGAGAGCATGCGATACAAATTTCCAGCTTGCTTCGATCCCATTTGGTCCTTCCATTGAATCTTCAACAACGAAGACAGTACATGATACGGGCAGACGTGATGTTGGATTATCAATCCATGACTGGACTCGACCAGTCCTAGCAATTTTGTTAGCCATTATATGAGTGAATGTAAGTTTGGTTTTTTATAGTTAGGTCCTTTTAATATCTTTCCGTCTTCTCTTAGTATTGGTTTTCCCTCTTCATCTAGTTTCGATAAATTACTTTTATGAACTAGTTTTAATGCTTTGTCTAAATCCCAACCCATATTCACTGCGTACTGGTAACAGACATAAACAAGATCAGCCAATTCTTTAAGACATTCTTCTTTGTACTTCTCAGTATTCCTAAACAACATCTCATCAGCTAGAAGAAATTCTTTATACTCTTCAATAATTAAACTAAGTTGATAAGCTCTAGCTCTTCTACTGTCTGAATTTTTAATGTTGTATTTCGTTCTAAACTCTTTGGCTTGTTCTAAATTCGATCTCATTTTGTAAGTAGTGTACTGCTTTTTGTAAATCTTCTATGTCGTTATCTTTATGACCAGCTCTACATGTATATTTAATTACGTTTCCAAGGTGGAATCCGAGTCGTTGGTCTCTAATAAAATCCCAAACATTAATGGAACCTCGTTTGTAGTACGAGGGTCCTTGGTCGTTGGTGGTTTCGGCCATTTTTCTATAAGGTTTTTAATACAATTTGATAAGACAAAAGTTTGCTCCTGTAATGCCAGCATTACTGTTGCAATGTCTTCCTTTTTTGTTTCTGGTTTAGCAAGTTGGATTTGAAGCTGTCGTAGCTTCAAGTCTTGCTCCAATGTCAATTCTGTAATCGGAGGTGGGGGTCCAAAGGATTGGTTCTTTTTTCTCGTGGTCATAATCATTAGAAGTTAATATTCGAGCAAGTCTTGCATTTAATAATGCATCTTCTTCAGTCATGCCTTTCTCTTCAAAGGTTTCTACAACAGCCTTCCATGTGTAGCCTTTTTCTTCAAAGATTTTTTCAGCACGTTTGATACCAATTCCTGGCACACCGCTGTAACCATCAGTGTTGTCACCAGCCATTGTTTGAATAAGATGCCACTTAGCACCCTCTTCAGGTGTAATGTCTATGGTTTCATTAAAGTCATATAACTTTCCACTGATCTGTCTCATATCTTTATCAGGTGAGACAATAACATTACCTTCGTACTTAGTTGCGTAGATACCAAGAGCATCATCAGCTTCAAGAGTATCTTTAACTATTACTCTGTAGCTTTTATAAAGTTCATTTATGACTCTTTTAAATCCACAGGGCTTTTTTCTATTTCGATGACCTTTGTATTCTGGTGAAATTTTTTTCCTAAAATTCTTAGGGCTTGTGAAAAAGAGAATCACATCTTCATAAAAAGGAAATGCATCCTTAACTTTTTTAAGTTCTCTTTCTACACATTTCATAGCTTCACTAAATTGTGAAGTCACCACAATTACATCGTCACCAAAATCTAGTTCAGTTTCAGCAGCTGCACAGCATTTATATACTATGTAGTCGCAATCAATTAATAATTTCATCCCCAAAAAGCCTCCAAACCTTCTGGACAGTTAACATGTTCACTTGTTTTCCCACCATGCTTTAGCGGCCAGCTTATTGTCCAACCATTTACATCATCTGGTTCAACACAAACTACTTGACAGCGAGCATCATCAGCTTTGGTACGAAAATTGTTAGTCTGTTCACTCCAATATCTAGCTTTTACGTCTATAGGGATAAAGCTATTGTCTATTTCTAAAATTAAGTCGGCATAACCAACACAACTTATATTTTTATAGACTTTTGCACCTCTTTTTGCAGCTTCTAAAGCTACATGATATTCACATAAATCGCCTAGAGTATTTCTTTCTATTTGATATATTTGAAAATCATTTTTAGTGTTAGTTTTCATAAATTAATGTACTTCTGCCCAATTTTTTCCAGTTTTTGCTTCTGCTGCAATTGGACATCTTAAGTTGTAATATTCTCCAGCCAATTTTGCGGATTGTTCTAAAAGAATCATTAGATTTCCACATTCTTCAGCAGTAGTTTCATATTGCAATTCATCATGGACGAATGCCAATTGATGAGTGTGGACGTTATGTATAGCATTGTAAGCTATAACCATCCAGCGTTTAGCAATGATTCCAGCACTGCATTGGAGGAGATAGTTTAAAGCTTTGTGTGGGCTATCTACAAGGACTCTCCGTCCGTCTATTGCTAATAGATAACCATTAGTAGCCTTTGTTGTTACTGCCTTCTGTAGGTCTGCTAAACCATCAATGGCAGCAACAAAAGCTTCTCGTATTTCTTTACCTTTCTTAGCTGCTTTGCTTTCTGAAAGTTGTGGATCATAGGATAGACCTAATTTTAGGTTTCCAGCTCCATATAAGTATGCATAGGATACAGTCTTAACTTGTCTCCTTGATATACCTATCTTATCTGCATTTACTTGATGGATATCACCATTAAGTAGGATATCTGCATATCTACCTCCGTCATATCTACCTAAGTAGTGTGCAAGCATTCTAAGTTCGATTCCAGCTAGGTCAGCTCCCACCATAACCAGTCCTGGACTGGCTTTGAAGAGTTCTCTAAATTCTTTATCAGCTGGAACTTGAGCTAAATTAGGTTTACGATGAGCACATCTAAATGTGTTCGTACTAACCGAGCAATGGTGATGTATCCGACCTTCAGTCGTAACAAGCCTGTTCCATGCGTTCACGCCTTCGGATATCATTCCAAGCTTTTTCTTGATCGTCAAACATTTCGCACATAGTTTGGAGAAGGGAATATCTATCTCCGTCAATGTAATCTCGTCTATAATTGGTTTCCCAGTCGTTGTGGTCTTGTTCAGTTTGACTTTGAAATGGGTCTTCAGAATCCATGCTATATGGTCTCGTGATGTTGGGTTAAACTCCTTTATTCGTTGTATTTCACATCCTTCTCTATATCCTTGTGTTGCGTTATCTCGTTTAGGAGTGAACAACGATCCTGCAACGTAAGGGAATTGTCCTCGAAGTACTCTTTGAGTTTCTTCCATCTCTCTTCGGAGAGATGACTCAAGTTCGAGAGCTTTTTGTTCATCAAATGACCATCCATGAATCTCTTGATCAGTTAGTATTTGTGCGACTTGATGTTCTAACGAACACCAGTCAGGTAAGGGTGGAAGTGTTCGCATAATTTAGTTGTTACTTGTACGTCTTGGACGCAATAATCTTGCATCTCTTGTGACCATTCTTGCCAGTCACTTGTTTTACCAAATTCACCTTTATATTCTCCAAGCCTATATCCATAAGCTTCTAATGAATGTCTTCCATATAACTGTAAAGGCATTCTAGGGATATTCCTCTTCTTATCTATATCCATCATGTTTGGGTGATATAAGCGAGATAAAACAAGAGTGTCAATAGTAGTCCCGTTATACTCAAACCAAGAATAAGTTTTCCGAAGAACAGGTAAATCGTAACCCAAAATATTATGGCCAACAAGAACATCAGCAGAGGTGAGCCAATGTAAACCCTCCGTGATCGGGTAGCAGTCACCACCTTGATCATTAAATACGAACGTCTCCTCTTTTTGGGAGTCGTAGATGGCAATGCAATGTATTGTAGAAACGTCATGTAATAGTCCGTCAGTTTCGCAGTCAAATACGAGCATTTGTTTTTCCGACATATGTTTTGTCCTTAAACTTTGCTTTCTTCTTCTGCTCTTTTGTAGGTGGGTTTGGTTTTTTTAATGTGTCCAGCTCAGAAGTCTGTGCTGGGATTGAAAATTGGGTCCGTAGTTTCATTGAATTTACAGGTGGTTTTGTCGTATTTCAATTGAGCAGCTACGCCTGTCTCTCCTGAGTATCTATTCTTTAAAACTCTTAATGTCGAGACATCATCAGGGTTCTGCTGGTTACGCTCTAGAGCTAAAACTGTATCAGACAGTTGAGAAATTGAAGCACTTCCACGAAGCATTCCAATTGATACCTTTTGTCCGTCTTCTATTGCTTTATCTCCTTGAGCTCTTCTTAAGTGAGAAACTAAAAATAATTTAATTCCTGTTCTTTCAACCAGACTCCTTAAGTCAGTCATGGTTTTGTCTATAGTTCTTCTCTCATCCATACTTCCATCTAGTCCGGATAATAATATGGATAAATGATCGAGAAAAACTACTTTTATATCTAAGCCCAGAGCCATATATTCGATACGACTGTAGATAATATCCGAAGATAAACTACCAAAATGGTCGTATAGATAAAGGTTCCAACCATTGATAGTGGAATCGTAAGCATCTTTAAGGGTGGTGTAATCGTGTTCTCCAAGGTGTAGGGCTTTACCTACAGCTACTGACATAAGTCCTAAAGCTGTTCGCCTGTTAGATTCTTCTAATGCGATGTACCCAACCTTAGTCCCTGTGTTTAACAACTCAGTAGCAAGTTGTCTACAGAAAGTACTCTTACCTTGACCAGTCCCTGCTGTTATAGTGGTCAGCTCTCCATAGCGTATGCCATGAGTCATAGATTGCAGTCCAGGAAAGGGATATGAGTGATTACAAGGTGGACTGGGAGTAGTTACTTGTTCTAATAACGACTTACCATCAACGATACCATCTGGTTGGTAATCTTTCGCATCCCAGATAGCCCTGCGGATAGCTTCCGAATCATTGGCTTGGAGTGCATCTGACGCATCTTTGTATTCTTCCAATCTCGCAATTTTGACCTTGCCCAACGGGAGGATGGATGCTGCTTGTTCGACAGCTCTTCTTCCGGCATCGTCATTGTCGAAGAATAATACAATTTCCTTATATCCCTGTAAGAAAGGGATCTGTTTTTGGATGTCCTTCTTAGCGGACGCTGCACCATGTGGTAAGGAGACCATCGGCCAGTTTTCCATCGCTTCATAGCAGCTCGCAGCATCTAGTTCGCCCTCAGTAATAACAATACGTTTACCAGTAGTAGGGAAAAGATGCTGACCGAATAGGGTATCAGTGGAAATTCCTTCATATTTAAAGTTTTTTAGTTTGTCTTTGGTCTTGAATCCTTGAAGTTTTCCAGAACTGTCGAAATAAGGGAATCGTAAATGTGTCTCGTCTCGATAGATTTTGTACTTTTCGCAAGTTTTTTCACTAAGTTTTCTTTTTTGCAGCCTTTGGGCTGATCCTTTAAAAGTGACATTTGAATCCATGTGATGAGTGTGGGTGTGTTGTTGCCCATCTCCAGCCTTCCTAGTTTGACAACTGAAGCAGAAGGTGTGACCATCCGTATACACAGCTAGTGCATCGGATGAGCCACAGTCTGGACATGGATCGTGTCTAATAAATTCGCTTTCAGTCATGTCAGCCAATCAATAGGTATGGCGTGAAAAGCACACCATTTAATTCCATATCTCTGACACCACTTTGAATAGGTTGTCTTTGATTTTTTACTAATTTTTTTATAAGGGTCTTGAAAGACCAAACGTAAGTCTATACCTGGATTCTCAGTGATTACCTGTCTAATCTTACGTCTATCTTCTGGTTTCCAATAACCCTTAGTTTCTAGTATTACACCATTGTTTAATACAAAGTCAGGTGTGTATTTATGTTGGATTGTATAAGGAAAACTTTTTCCCTCATACTCATAGTTCACACCTAACTCACATAAAAGATCAGAGACTTTCTCCTCTAATCCTGACTTAAACATTAGAAGTCATCATCAGGAATAGGTGCTTCATCCTCAGATGGGGTTACATTTGGGTCATCAGCTTTAAAGCCTTGTGTCTTACCAAATAACTCTGCTACTCCATCCTCATCTAAGTCACCAGTATCAACTCCAGCTCCTGTCTGTATAGACACTATCTGTATCCCAGATAACTTAAGAGATGTTCCATAAGTAGTACCATCACGCATGATGTAAGGTTTTTGATGGAATCCAATTTTAACTTTAGATCCTTCATATACTGGTACATCAGCATTAGTTATAGGAGTTCCTTCTGTATCTACAACAGGTGGTTTCTTATCTTCAGCCCAAGAGAACTTAACAATAAACTTACCTTCTTCTACCTCCTCCCATGGAGTAGGTTTAAGGGTAGCTCTCTTTGGATTCTTTAGTTTTGACTCTGCCCATTTAAGACAGTCAGCTCTTTCAGTCTCAAGTATATCTACTAACTCCTGACTGACAACAGCCTTTAAGGAGTAGCCAAACTTACTTGGTCTTAATATCGCCTGATAACCCTCAAGGGTTACAGGATCTTTAGTTACATGTATGTTTTTCATTAACAGAAAAAATAAGTGGATTTAATAACCGACTCTGGTTTAAGATTCCCAATAATCGGTGGTTCAGTCTTTGCATTAATTGCTTGAGCAAAGTCTTTTAAGAAATCATGTTCTGCAAATAGATGCATGTATGTATCTCTTACTAATGAGGAAAGGTTAGTCATGTCAGTAGCTCTACATAAAACTGAATCATGTATTAAAGCTATAGGTGCATTAAATTTAGTAGCACTTAGATGTAACAAGCTCGCATCCAATGAATGGATTAAGTTTGGAGCTGTTGCATTCTTATGATGTCTAAGATCTACACCAGTCTCAGCATCTAAAACTTTTATTCGACAACGACCCATCAATTGTAGTTCAACATTCTTGTGGTCGTATTTCATCAGTCTCTGATTAACTGTAAAACCAGATGGAGTTGTCCATGAAATACATTGAGCTCCATCCTTAATAGCATTAGCTACCTCAGATTCTATCCATCTCATAACCCTCATAGGTCCTGGTACGACTACCTCCATGGCATTTCGTACCGCTTTAACTATCTGGGTTAGCTCTTCATTTTCTACTTCAATAT